TTCTCTACATCTACTACTAACTTCATTCTAACGTCATCCTCAACTTATCTATTGGTAAATTAAAACATGTTGCCCTTACAGTATAATTATTTGAAGGGTCAACTTCCCCTTTTTTTAAATAGGTTGCCTTATCAAAGTATTCTTGTTTTTTCATAACACCAAGATACCAACCTACACTAAAATCTTTCTTAACTCTTGTGAATGCATAGTAGTCACACTCTTGCTTTGCATTGTATTCTGTAATGCTACACTCATAGTGTGGTAAGGGTGTGACACTTGTTTGTTTAGTTTTAACATCTACTTTGTATCCATTTATTAATAGATCATAATTGTATGTATTATCCCATTCACCACCTAACACAAACAATACAATCTGTTCTCCTATGAAACCTGCTAAGTTTCCACCACCATTTAAAATGGAGTTTGTCAATCTTCCTACTTCAACTGCTTTCTCTCTAGCTTTGAGAAACATATCTTCCGATACAGTGACTTCGATCAAGATTCATACCTTCCTAGTTTATAATTCAATTCACAAGTTATGACACCATGCCAACCTGTTAATTTATTCTTTACGATATTTAAATGCCTTTGTAAATCTTCTACATCACCATCATCTTGCTTGGGTGGATTCTTAGCTATCAATATCATAAGATCTGCTTCTGCTGCTTTACCAGTCCTACTGCCTTCCATCATAGATTGATTTAGTAAAACTTTGCCTTCTGCATCAGCAGACAGTTGTGACATGTAAAAGACTGCACACTCATGTTGTTTGGCAATCTGTCTTGCATGTATCGCATTTGCTTTGAGTGCTTCATCTGCTCTTGCAAAGCCTTGTGACCGAGCAAACTTGTCACCCATATCAAGCAGTAACACATCAGGTTTGTATGATTTACACACACTTTCTACCCATGACATATCTCTGCCAGTAGCATCTTTAATTTTAATTTTATCTTTTATTGGTGCATACAAGTCTCGTGCTCTTGATGGATTCTTTTTAACTTGTTGCATAGTCATACCAGTAGCTGCAGTAAGGTATCTTGCACCCACTCTGTGACTACCTTCTTCGTTACATAACACAATACAGTTTGCACCTTGATGTGCTAAACCGTTTGGTGATGCAATCATACTTGCATGAAAAGATGTTTTACCAGTATTAGGTCTAGCACCCACTTCGATCAGATGCCCAGCATTCACACCGTTGATCATACGTGTGAGTGAAGGTATATTGAAATGCCACCTAGCTTCAAGATCATTCTTAGCTAACAATGTTTCAATCTCAATGTCATCCCATTCTACGTTTAAATCAGGGGTAAAGTCATCATTGTGTTGCTCCAACAATAGTCGTAAAGGCTCAAGACTACTTTGCACACCGTTCACATAGTCAAAGCCTAAGTTGGCTATGTCTTCACCTACAACTTGTTGGAATAGTTTTGATAGCACCTCTTGTGCTACATCACCACCCAATGGTTGCTCTTTTTTAATTGTTTTGAAAAGTATTGAGTATGCTTGTTTCTGTGCAGTTGTCATTTGAGGATGACTAGATATAAACAATGCTTCTATTTCATCCGGGGATAGAGTTCTCTCATACCTATCCATTGCTAAATCTATTGACTGTTTGATCTTCCTAGCATCTTTGCTAAACAATCTATCGGGACACTTTGCACCACGATGTTCATCGTAGAACTCCTTGTCCATCAAACTTCTTAATAATGCTAATTCCATATTTTACTCCTTCGGGGTTAGGTTATATAAATTAGTTATGTCTTTTTTATTATAATATTTTAAATCGTCAGTTAGTCTTAGTACCTTTATGTTGTTCACGTATCCTCTTAACTCTTTTGCAAAAGCAAAAATCTTAGGCATAGCATCGGGGTCAAGTGCTATAATAATTGTAGAGAACCGTGAAAGAAAATCCTTGTGTTCTTCTGAGAGTGAAGTTCCAAGAATAGCAACCCCGACGTATGCTTTGCCACCAACTCTAGCAGCACTAACACAGTCCTCTACAACAACACCGACAGTACCACTGCCATAGTGATATGGCAAGGTATTATTTCCGTATCGTTTCCATTTGGGTAGTCGTGATGTTAATGCTCTTCCTGTCGCATCTACAACTTTGTTGCCATCCTTAATTAGAAAGACAACCCTATCTTCTTTCACATCGTAATGTAAATCTAGCTCCGTTGGATCTAGACTCCATGTATTGCAAAACTCTATTAACTTTTTTCTATTATTATGGGGAACAATATATTCGGGTAACACAAAGGCAGTGCATGGAGGAGATTCATTTTCTTTCTGTGACTTTGCAGTCTTAATATCATCAGCAGAAAGTCTTACCTTTGTATTACCCTTTATGTTACAAGAAGCCTTGTAACAATTCCATACTAACATTCCCATGTTATTTGTAGCAGTAAATGTTTTATAACCATTACAAATGGGGCAGTTAAGTCTCTTGGTATGTCCTATAGGTATGTTTAAGTCTAACATGTACCCCCGGACAAAGTTAATGTCATTTACCATAATTCTAAAAATCCGTCAATTTTTTTCTTGCATCGAGTGCAAAGTTGGCAGAAGTAAAGGTATTTTTCATGTATGGTTTTACACTCTGTGGATTAGCATGACCAGTAACTGCCATGATATTACCCATAGATACTCCTGCATCCACCATCTCTGTTGTACCAGTTCTTCTAAGGTCAGATAATCGCAAATTTTCAGACAATCCAGCCTCGTTCATGATCTTCCTACCAATGAATGGTAGTTTAGTGAGCGAATAAGGCTCGTACAGACCCCTTCTTGGCTTTGGTCTAGGGGTAACATACCTCTGAAATCCAAAGTCCTCACGTTGAGATTTTAGCAT